AGACTATGGTTTGGCATACGCCATGACCAAAGTCTTGATGGAAGACGGCGATCACATTCGTATCGGCTCGACTTTCTCGAAGCACTTGGCTCAGTCCATGATCGAGACAAAAGAGACTTTGTGTGCAAACTTGTTGAACTTTGCGTTCACTGCCGGCTATGTCGGTGGCGACGGTAAAACATTGATCGCAAATGACCACCCAATCTCCCAAGGTCGTTCTTTCAGCAACCAATTGTCTACAGCGGCTTCACTTTCACAGACATCTGTGGAACAGTTGCTGATCCAAATCCGCTCTGCGGTGGACAACAACGGTAAGCGTATTCGCCTGAAGGCGGAGCAACTCGTGGTACCTCCTGCTTTGGAATTCCAAGCAGAAGTTATCTTGAAGTCTGTCCTCCGTTCTGGTGGCGCTGACAACGATCTGAACCCTATCAAGTCTACTGGCATGTTGCCAAACGGCGCCCACGTGGTGACTCGTTTGTCCTCAAGCAAGGCTTGGTTCATTCAGACCGACGCTGAAAACGGTTTGATGTTGGTCATGCGTCGTCCTTTGGAGCGTAGCTCTGAGGGTGACTTCGAGACTGACAGCATGCGTTACAAGGCCTCTGAGCGTTATGCTACAGGTTGGCACGATCCCCGTAATATGTACGGCACGATCGGTTTGTAATCGCAGACCTAGCCGGGAGTAAAGACCCCGGCACCCTAAACGCCCTACCTGCAAAGGTAGGGCGTTTTTGTTTGTGGATATGGGTAATTCTATGTAAGAGCTATAATCAGCATCGACCCGTAAAGCTCACGGGCGGACGCCATAGAGACGATGCTGTAATCTTTCTATGGAAAGTACATAAAAATGTCAGTAACTTTTAACACCCCTATCCGCGTTTTTAAGCGCAACAACCCCACAAACGACGGCACAATTGCCCCTGATAACACAGGCGCGGTGCAGGTTGCTCAACAGGACTATATTGAGCCCATCACGGCAACCCGCCTTGCTGGTGTAATTCCTGTTTTTGCTGTCGGTACAACCACAGCGGCCCCCGCTGTAATCCCCGCTGGCGCAATCGTTAACCACATTTTCTTCATGCAAACTTCAGCGCCTTCAGCGTTGACTGGTGGCGTGATTACCGTGGCTATTGCCGGCGTTGACGTGGGTACGATCACCCCCACAACCTCTGGCGGTCGTATTGGTTGCGTGTTTACTGCTTCCGCGGCAGTGGCCACAGTGTTGAATAACGTTGGTGCTAACGACGCAACTGTCACGTTTACCGCAACAGCCATTACAGCCATTACAGGCACCTTGGCCGGCACGTTTGACATCCAGTACACATCGCGTAACCCTGACGGTTCTATCATCGCCTACGGTGCTGGTTTAACTAACTCCTAAGGACCGACATGCGTCAAGTAACAGTTGGAGCGGACGTCCTCGTCCCGGTCGATCAGTACATTGCACCGGTCAACGTTACTTACGTTGCCACCGGTTCTGGTACCGTTGAGATTTCTTACACTGACCCATTTCCATTGAACGCGCAAGGGTACCCTGTGCCTACAGCGCCGGTGATGACTTGGGTTGCGGCGCCAGCCAGCCCAATCGTGAACCAGCCCTTCCGGGCTATTCGCGTTACTGGCGGCACCAACCCTACACTCACAGTTATCCAAGCCGGAGTGCGATAATGGGTAACGCCTATTACGGCGGTATCTATTGTGACACGCGCGGGCAGTCTGTACTGTCCGTCGCGGTCTGCGATCGTTGTAATCGCAAAATGTCGTACACGCTTCTCAAATCGGATCCTAACTTTCCCGGTCTCATGGTATGCCCTGACGACTTGGATCAGTTCGACCCGTGGCGCCTTGCCGCCATTCAAACCGAGAACATCACCCTCAGGCACCCGCGGCCTGACGTTTCCGTCGCCATTCAGGGCAAAGGCGGACTTATTACTAACGCCCCCAACGTGGCAAATATCAACCAAGGGCCTAACATGCTTGGTGACGGTTTGGGTAACTCATTGACACCCGCGACATACGCTAACACGTCTAGCACACCCACACCCGGCGACCTTGAGGTAACATAAAAATGGCTGACATAAGCATACTCCAACTACCACCAGCAACGTACCTAAACGTCAACGACGTCACGGTTATTGTTCAAGATGGTGTTACAAAGAAAGCCGCTATTGCGCTATTCCAAGGCAGTACCACTTACACTGTAGCCACACTGCCTAACGCAACCACCTCTGGGCTTGGTGCTAGGGCTTTTGTCACTAACGCGCTGTCCCCTACATTTGGGGCAACAGTTGTGGGTGGTGGTGCAGTAGCCACGCCGGTGTATTCTGACGGCACAAACTGGAAGGTTGGATAATGGACTCGCAAGACCTATTCAACGCGGCGATTACGCTGTCTGGTGCATTCGGGGGTTGGATCTTGAAAACGATCTGGGACGCCATAAAAGATCTCAAATCTGAGATAAAAGAATTAAACCGCGAGGTCAACCAAGACTTTGTGCGACGTGAAGACTTTAAAGACGCCATTGGTGAAATTAAAGAGATGTTGAATAAGATCTTTGACAAGCTAGATAACAAGGCGGACAAGTGAAATGGGTAGTTTTAGCACTAATCATTGTTTGTCTATTAGTTGGTGCTGAAGCTAAAGTTGGTTGCCACGTAAGAGAGTTTTGGTCGATTGCTTGGACAATCCACAACCCTTCAGAACGGCATCAACAGATGTCAATGTGGTTAACAAACAATGTGCGGTTTTGCAGAAGTCAAGATTTAACTGTCATTTGGAACAACCTGTCTGAGTGGGCTGGCACAGCAGATTCAGCAGAACTCAGAACTAAAGTCATTCATGCGTACAAAGAGGCACTTGAGCGAGAGAAAAAATGATCCAGTTACACAAATGGTATCCGTTTGTGTTTCCCAAAGAGTACGACGTCAGGGCAATTGCCGCCGAGACCCGTGCACAACGGCTGGAGTATGAGTATAAGCAGGCTCTGAAAGCCGAAAAGTTGAACGAGGCTGTTGAGGCGTATGCCCTTGAGTTGTACAACAAACGCGCACACCAAACAACTGTTGAATTAGAGATATTTTCTAACCAAAGACATTTTGACAAATACGTATGACAAAGAGACCAGTACGCAAACCCCAAGTGGAGACAAAGGAAAAGCTGACCCTGTGGGTCACGCTCATGGTAAGCACGACCCTGTGCATTTCGGTATTGGCCATGGTAACCAGCTTTATGCTCGGTCTGTGGGCAAGGGAAGTGGACAACGCAGAAATTTTCAAGATGATTTCACCCGCGTTTTCTACTCTAATCGGCGGCATGATTGGGTTCCTGTCTGGTATCAAGTTGATGCAGAACGAAGACAAAAAACCGAGTTGTAGGGAGTAATTATGTTTGATATTTTAAGTGGTGGCCTACTAGGCTCTATTTTTGGCGGTATCTTCCGCATGGCACCCGAGGTGCTCAAATGGTTGGATAAGAAGAACGAGCGTGAGCATGAACTCAATATGTTCAAGTTCCAGTGCGACTTGGAGGCCCAGCGCGGCCAACAGAAGTTAGCAGAGATCGGCGCACAGCGCGAAGCCGCAGTGGACGTCGGTGTGATGGACGCGTTCAACGCGGCCATTCAACAACAGGCTGTAATGGTCAAGGCCGCCGGTGGATGGGTAGCCAGCCTGTCGGCCTCTGTGCGCCCTGTAGTGACCTACTGGGTGCTGTTTATTTGGTCGTTTATCCACGTATGGTTCGCATACAACGCGTGGCTTGGTGGCGCATTGGCCACCGAGGTATTCCGCACCATGATGACACCAGACTTTTCTGCACTGTTGGCAGGCACCATTAACTACTGGTTCCTCGACCGTACACTGTCCAAGCGCGGACTATGAACCTAGAACTGGCCGCAGAACTATGCCGCCGGTTTGAGGGCTACAGGGCTAAACCGTACCTGTGCCCTGCCAACGTGGCAACCATAGGGTACGGGTCTACCTACTACGCAGACGGCCGTAAGGTGACCCTAGAGGACCCTTCTATGGACGAGCCCACAGCTAGGGCTTTGTTAATGGCTGAATTACAGCATACGTACCTACCCGGGGTATTACGTAACTGCCCTATACTGGCAACAGATGAGCGCAGATGTAACGCCATCGTGGACTTTGTTTACAACCTCGGCGTCGGACGACTCCAGACTTCCACACTCAAGCGCAAGATCAACGCGCAGGACTGGGAGGGTGCCAAGGAGCAGTTAATGCTCTGGACCAAGGGCGGCGGTAAGGTTTTGCCCGGTTTGGTTAAAAGACGAGTGGCCGAATGCGCTTTACTTTAAGGGCATAACGGCCCTTTTTTATGGGTAATTATCTATAGGAGCGCAAGACTATGGCACGAGAACACGACAAACCTATTCCCCGTAAAACCACTGGAAAAGACAAGACGTACAACCCGACCGACAAGGGCGCGGGAATGACGGCCAAAGGCCGTGCCGAGTACAACGCCAAGAATAATTCAAATTTGAAACCTCCCGCGCCAAATCCTAAGACTAAGGCAGACGCGGGTCGTAAAGCAAGTTTTTGTGCAAGGATGGAAGGCGTGGTAGCAAAATCTAAAGGGCCTGCAGAACGCGCTAAAGCTTCTTTGAAGAGTTGGAACTGCTAATATGAAACCCGGACTCTATGCCAATATTCACCTAAAAAGAGAACGCATCGAAAAGCAAAAAGCCGAAGGGCGCCCTGCTGAAAAGATGAGAAAACCCGGCACCAAGGGTGCACCAACAGCGCAGGCTTTCAAAGATTCTGCTAAAACAAAAAGGAAATAAAATGGCTTCTACTTACAAACCCCGCATCGACCACTCTAAAAAGAACTACGAGTCTGAAGGCGCAGACATGGCGCAAGACAAGAAGGTCGTCAAAAAAGCTTTTAAGATGCACGACGAGCAAGCCCACGGTGGCGAGAAAACAGACATGTCCAAGCTCAAAAAGGGTGGCCGCGCTAAGATGACCACAGGATCTGTGCGTAATTTTAAAGCCGGCGGTTTGATTGGTGTGAAGAGCATTGACAAACAGCCTAACGCTAAAGGCCCTAAGAAAGTTGCTGAGAAGTACAACAAAGGCGGTATGTGCTAAATGCCCATCAAGTCTAAGTCTCAAGAACGTTTGATGCAGGGAGTGGCTCACTCCCCTGAGTTTGCCAAAAAGGTAGGCATCAAACAATCTGTGGGAAAAGACTTTGTGAAAGCAGGCCCTGCTCAGAAGAAACTTCCAGAGCGCATTAAGAAAAAATAATGGCAAGCAACTACGACAACACCTCTAACACAACTGGTCAAACCACCATATCGGTTGACCAGTTGATTTCGTTTGCCTACAAAGAAGCGGGCAAGCTGTCAGAGGAGTTGACACCGGAGTACATCAACGCGGCCCGTCAGGCGCTGTGGTACATCCTGATCAACCTGTCAAACCGTGGTGTGAACCTGTGGTTGCTTGAGTACATTGTGATGGGTAGTGAGGCACAACAGCGCGCGTACACACTGCCTGTGGGCACTGTGGACATTCGCGAGGCCAACTACCGCACGTTGACCACACCCTCTGCCACAACAGACACAACGCAGGTGTTTAACACAACCACGTTGGACCTGTCGTACAGCATTGCGGCCGGTGCGTCTGCGTCGGCGTTTTTCAGCGGCAGTCCGCGTTTCTTGAGCGCAGGTTTCTACTGCGAAACACCAAACAAAACATTAACTGTTGAGTACAGCTACGACAACATCACGTGGGCTTCAGTTGGGACGGTAAGCAACAGCGCGGTCAACAACTGGGGCTACCTGCAGATTGACGGGTCTCCTGCGGCGGGGTTCTGGCGTTTCCGTAACACAAGCGCGTCGGCAATTGTTGTACGCGCCCTGTCGTTGGCTTCTGTTCAACAAGACATCCCCATGGCGCGGATGAACCGTAACGATTACTTCAGCCTGCCTAACAAAGATTTTCTCGGTGTGCGCGCGTTGCAGTTCTGGATGGACCGTCAGGTTACGCCTGAGATCAACGTGTGGCCAGTGCCACAAAGCGCGTTCCAAGTGTTCCAGTTTATTATTGAATTGCAACCACAAGATGTTGGTCGTTTGACTAACGAGGTTGCTATTCCAGACCGTTGGGTGCCTGCCATCCAAGGCCAGTTGTCACACCGCTTGGCCAAGTTGTTGCCCGGTATTGACCCTGCACGAATTCAAATGCTGAAACAAGATGCCGCAGAGGCAACGCTGTCGGCCGAAGAAGAAGACCGCGATAAGTCTCCTATTTACTTCCGTCCGAATGTTTCCTACTACACCCGATAAGAAGAAATAACTATGGCACAAGCGGGATTCACACCAATTCAACTGTATTTCAGTTCCACCGCGGCGGCGGTGCCCATTGCTGGCAATTTAATTGCCGGCGAGGTGGCGCTGAACACCACCGACGGCAAACTGTATTTTAAAGACAGCGGCGGTCTCGTTAAGACCCTTGCAGACTCTTCAACAGCAACCGGTAACTTGCCCGGCGGCACAGCGGGCGCTATTGTTTACCAAAGCGCGCCAAGCACAACAACATACTTGACCCTTGGTACGGCAGGACGCATGCTGTTCTCAAACGGCACAACGCCAGCGTACTCAGTAGCCCCCACTGCCGGCGGTATTGTGTACTCGACAGGCACAGCGCCCGCGTTTGCGGCACTTGGCGCGGCGGGTTCGTTGCTGTACTCAAACGGTACAGCGCCAGTGTATGCGTCGATTGGCGCGGCTGGTTCAATCGTTTACTCAACGGGTACTGCGCCTACATCTCTTGCAATCGGTGCAACAGACTACGTTCTGACATCAACAGGATCAGCACCTCAGTTTGTAAGCCAAGCTAGTTTGTCGGTAGGTACAGCGGCTACTGCAGGGTTTGCCACGACCGCAGGTTCTGCGACGTCAGCGACCACCGCAACGACCTCTACCAACTTGGCCAACGGCGCGGCTAATCAACTGCCGTTCCAAACAGCGGCTAACACCACGTCGTTTATTGGTGCGCCTTCGTCAACAGGCACTGTGCTTGGTTGGACCGGCTCTGCGTTTGCTTGGGTGTCAGCGCCAGCCGCAACGACAACAGCAAACATCTCTGGTGGCGCTCAATACCAGATCCCGTTTCAAAGTGGTGTTAGCACAACAACGTTTAACTCAAACTTAACGTTTAACTCTGCTACTAACACAATTGGTACGACGAACATCACAGCCACTGGCGCGTTAAGTGCTAATTCAATTTCGTCAGCTACAACGCTTTCAGGCAATACGGTTTCATCACTAAACACGATTACCGCTGGAACGTCTATCTCTGCAACGACGTCAATAACTGGCGCAACCATTGTTGCAAACAAAGCGATTGCACCGAGCGCAACGACGGGTGCGTTTAGTTACGGCACTTTAAGTTACACAGACACAAACATTTTTGATTCGTATCAAACTTCTGCTAATACTTATGCGCAGAGGATCATGCAAAACACCAGCAATGGTTCTACTGCGTCTGTAGACTACATTGTTTCCAACGACCTAGGTACAGCAACCACGTACTACGGTGACTTTGGTATGAATAGTTCAACACATGCGGGTGTTGGGCCGTTCCAACTACCTAATGCGGTGTATTTGTACTCTACAGATTCTGATTTAGTTGTTGGTACAAAGACAGCACATTCGTTGCGATTAGTTACCAATGACAACGCCGCAGATGCAGTAACAATTAACGCCACAGGCGCTGTTGCTTTCAATGGAAACTTTGGTGTTGCAAATCAGATTCTGACCAGTACAGGTAACGTAACAGCCCCTATTTGGGTAACACCTTCTGCTATTGTGATTGGTACAGCAACAAACATAGCTGGTGGTGTTGCTGGTGCTTTACCCTATCAAACTGCACCGAGCACAACAGGTTTTACTGCCGCAGGCTCACCGGGTCAATATCTTCAGAGTAACGGAACAAGCGCACCGACATGGGTTGCGCTTTCTGTTTCCGACAACTCACTTTTGTACTATTTCTTTTCGTAAGAGGACATCATGCCAACTACCCCAATTTCCGTAAGCACAGGTATTCAAGGTCAAGTTAACACGACTGTTTATACAGTCCCTGCTGGTAGGACAGCAATTGTTAAATCTGTTTCTGGTCAGAATGTACAATCTGGTTCTGTTTCTCTTACTGTTTCTAAAAACATAAGTGGGCAAAATTATGTTGTAGTCAACAATCAATCTGGCTACTACACAGCCGCAACTGGTGCGACAGAAAGATTTAATGAAAATGCGTTAACTGCCCCGCTGACCCTTGGTGCTAACGAACAGTTAAAAGTTTATACGGGTACAGGAAACAAGTACGCTTTACCTAACGTGGCTACTGGGGGAACTACAGCCGATGACGGGTCAAACTACGGACTGTTCACCAATGTGTTTGCAAATGGTATTTATATGGTCACTGGCTATTACGGTGGCGGTGCGTATGTAGCAACAAGCACCGATGCAATTACATGGACGCAAAGAACTGCGGCGGCTCCGTTTTTCTCTCAACTTAATTTACTATCTTGCAATGGTTCTATTTGGGTTGCGACCGATAATAACAACAGCCAAGGAACTGTTATTTATAGTTCTGACAACGGTGTTACTTGGGCCTTGGCCACATTTGTTGGTGCCGCTCGCAATGTTGTTTCCTTGATTAACAACGGCTCCACGTTTTTGTTAAGCGATAATAACGGTAGAATTTATTCTTCCACCAATGGAAGCACTTGGACAGAGAACACTAGCTTTAACACCGCATCGCTTAATGCAGGCCAAGTATACAACCTTGGTTGGACAGGAACGGATTGGGTTGTTGGTTGTCAATACGGGGCATTAACAAGTTCAAACCTTACAACTTGGTCTGGGTATGTGGGTGTAAACCTAAGTCGACAAATTAGCGATGTTCAAGCAACATCATATTCACTCGCATACAACAGGTATTACACAAGTCGTAATACTGCTAGCGTACCAAACATATTTTCATCTTCTAATGGATATGTGTGGACGACTTTATCATCAAGCTCATTTACACCTTTTAAAGTAAACTGCGCAGGCGCAAACACTGTGCTCATAGCTGTTGGATCAAGTGGCGGTACATCTGTCTTTAGGTCTACAGACGGTGCTACGTTTGCAACAGCAACCGTCGTGAGTAGTTATGGTGGGCCAATGATTGGGCTGGACAATGGTGTCTTTTTGACCATGTTAAACGCTGGTACAAACGATGCCTGTATGTTGAGCACAGACCCTACAGTATCAGTAAATACTTCTAGAGGCGCAACCATTACGCCCTTTACTTTAAACTCTGCCGCCGCTGACCCCGTCTCTGGTAAATGGGTTGGTATCGGGCATAATAGTACTAATATTTATGCTATTGGCGGTACTAGTTCGACAAACATTGGGTCAGCCTATAACTTTGGATTAGCTACAGGTGCTTATGGGATTCCGAGTTCTGTATGTTGGTCTGCTGTAGATGGTTATTTTTATATGATAACTGACACTGGTTACGTTTTTAGATCACAGCAGTACGGTTCGGGTTGGTCAATTCAAGCTACATCTGTAGGAGTTTCTAACGCAACTAGCGTTATTAAAGCTGTTGGCACAACTTTATACGTTGTGTCTAGTTCACAGTCTAATTCAGTTTTTACTTCGTCAACCCTTAATGGGGGCGCTTCTTGGCAACAATATAACTATTCTTCATTACCAAATGGGCAGGCGTATAGAAATGTGGGATCGGTTGGGGCAGGTGGAAGTTATTACGGGACAGCACTTGCTACAAACGGAACAGACCTAGTTTGGAATAGTACTAACGGACTTTCATTTGCTTTAACGCCTTCTATTAGTCGTAATGGTATGCGTATGCCATACCAAAGGGCTATTGGTACCATTCAAACGGTTAATAGCAATCAGTTTATGTATGGTGGGGTTGATAACTCTACTTATGGGGCTATGTTCGGGTATTTCACATCTACTAATCTTACAACCACGTATGGAACGTATGTCACTATGAGCAATCAAGTGGGACAGATTGGAGTCCTACCAAATAGGTTTAACTATATTGGCGGCGTTTATTATTTAACCAATACGCTACAAGATGGTCAAATTTATAGTGGCACTTCAACTATAAATATTCCAAATAACGGGGCTGGGACAGGTAGTTCATTTGCTGGAGTTAGTGTAGTTAATCCAAGCAATGGATGGGCAATTGATGGAACTAACTTAGTTGCCACACAGTCAAATGGTAAGTTAAATTCTGTTTGCAAAACAACTACGCCAACCAATTTCTTGTACGCCGCAACAGTAACCGCATCCATTGTTGAAATTTCTTAAAGGATAAATGATGACTACTATTAACAATGGTGGCCCAGCCAACCCAATTGGTAATGAATCAGGTATCTCAATTCGAGATTACTTTGCCACAGCAATTATGACTGGCGTGTATTCGTCAGGTGCTCAAGCGACGATTACTGCTGAAGACGCATACAGAGCGGCTGACTTGATGCTAACCGCTCGTACTGCTGATCTGACACAGGTGACAACATGAAGATAGAACTTGACACTGAATTGGTAAACCAGATTCTTGGTTATCTTGGAACTCGACCATACCAAGAGGTTTACCAGTTGGTCCAAACAACGCAAGAAGCCGCTCGTGCTTCTCTGGCACAACAGCAAGCAAAAGCTGAATAACCGAAAGAGATAAATGGCCGCAGAAGCAATGACCTATGACAGCCTCGTTGAGGATGTCATTACTTACTCTGAGCGCGACGATGTTTCTTTTGTTGCGCAAATTCCTCGGTTAATTATGTTGACCGAGCAGAGCATTGCCGCCCAGATTAAAACCTTGATGCAGTTGAACGTGGTCAACACCACACTAACTGTCAACAACCCTGTAATTCAAAAACCGGCCCGTTGGCGCAAAACGACCAGCATGAAGATCAACGGTCAGCCTGTGCTTAACCGGTCCATGGACTACGTGACTCAGTTTCAAACAGAGTCAGACAACGGACAACCTCTTTACTACGGAGATTACGACTATGATCACTGGGCTCTTGCTCCAATTCCAGACGATGATTACTCGTTGCAAATTATTTATTACAGCCGCATTCAGCCGCTTGACATCACGAATCAAGAAAATCTTTTAACACGCGAGGCCCCTCAGGCTTTGCTGTACGGCACCTTGCTTCAGGCACAGGGCTTTATTAAGAACGCGGACAAGCTTGCAATGTGGAAGGGCTACTACGACGAGGCCATTAACGCACTCAAAGGCGAAGATCAGAAACGCATTCC